CTTGCCATTATAAAAGGCAATATATCGAGTGGCAGGATAGGGGTGCCAGTACAGGTGCACCGGTTGCCATCCACGATGCGGACAGTGATATCATAAGTCAGACGACTAGAGGTAAGGATTACAAGGATAGATTACCAAATGGTAACTATCTTGATAATACCGCTAATCATTTTGTGCTTGTCTTAGGTAATAATCCAGAGACAGCATTGATATCCATGAAATCTACTCAATTAAAAGTTAGTAGAAAATGGAATTCAATGATGATGGGTCTAAAGATGCAGGGTAAAACTGGTTTGTTTACTCCGCCAACTTATAGCCACATTTATAACCTATCAACCGTTCAGATGTCTAACGACAAAGGAACATGGTTTGGTTGGGATGTAGCAAAGGTAGGTCCAGTCACAGATAAAGCTATCTATGACATGGCTAAAAACTTTGCAATCAGTGTAGGTAAAGGTGAGGTAGAAGCTAAACCAGAAGTTCAAGAGCAAACAAAAAAATCTTTGAATTTATAATATCCTAGGTGGTGGGCGTCTAAGCGAGAGTGGATACGCCCACTTTTTTAATTTATGAATGATAAGATAAATAAAGCACCGACTACGTATGAGGATTGGATAGATCTGGGACGGGTGATCATACCCTGTGATACGAAACAGAGTGTGGTCGAAAAATGGTCAGACCCTGATTTTAAGATCACGAAAGAAGAATGGAGAATAGAACACGCAACAAAACAGATAGGACTCAGACTAGATCAATATATAGATTTTGATATTGATAATCCTGTCGTTAAAAGATTTACAGGCGACCATATAAAATCATGTGGTGCCATATTCGGTAGAAGAAATAATCCATCAAGTCATTATCTTTGGTCTGGCACATCAGATTATAAAAAATTTGCATTACCAAAAGAATTAGAAAATTATTACAAAGAGTATCAACACGGTGCAACATTATGTGAGATAAGACACGGTGCAAACAAATACACACTAGTTCCAGAAACAAAATATCATACAACAAACGAGATTGTAAAATGGGTCAAGTATGATGGCATAGATGAGTATCCAGGTAATCTAAAAGTTGATCTTGGTAAGATAGCTTTATCTGCAGCTCTGTGTATAACATATGCAGGTTCTGGACAGAGGGATGACTACTGCACAGCGATGGCAGGTGTATTATTGAAGCATACGGAATGGAACGTTGATGATATAGATGATTTTGTTTATAAGATTGCTATAGCAGCAAAGGATGAGGAGGCAGAGAAGAGAAAGAAAAAAGGAACCACACATAAGAAGGCAAACAGAAAATTCGGTATGCCAAAACTTGCAGAGATTATTGGGTGCTCTACAAAAACAATTGCAACATTATTTAGTTGGATAGGTGTACAGGAGGCAACAAGCGAGGAGGCAAAACAATCCATCGGTCAGATAATAGAGTATGGCAGTGATAGATATTTTGTAAAGATAAACGCTGTGGTACAGGGAGAGGCTGTTGAAAAGACAATCACGGTTGACGGACCTACACTTAGAAACAAAAAATTATTCTATGATGCCGTTATCAGTAAGGCGTCAGTATGGATACCAGAGATGAAAGTCGCAGAGTTTGAGGAGATAATGCGGAGGAAATACGAGGCAAGAGAGAAATCAACAAACTATGTGGAGGAGGCTGAAGAGGATCTAAGATTTGTAAAACAGTTTAAGAATTATATCTCTGAGGAAAAAGCCTATACCAATAAAAAGGAGTTGGCATATTTTGGTCTACCCTATTATAACATGCAAAAAAACATATTAGAATTTAACCTCGACAAATTTGAGGATTATCTTCAAAAACAAAAGATAAATTTACCAAGGGTTGACCTAGTAATAAAATGCCAGAACATACTGAAAGCAAAAAAGAATCATGGAAAGTTTGGTGAAAAGTCCTGTGTATCTTGGCGTTTATATAATCAAAAAATAGAGAAAGAGGATCTTATAATAGAGGGTGAATATAGGGAGGTTACGGATGAGACAGCCTAAATTTATTTCAGGACCTCCAGGCACAGGCAAAACATCGATGTTTATCACACAGAAATATACAGAGTTACTAAAAAAATATTCTTACAAAAAAATAATAATATTATCACACACCAATGTTGCTGCCGATGAGATAAGAGATGAGATACTTAAACTACCAGAGATGGAAGGTGTTACAAAGAAGGCTATGAAATACAACATATGCACCATACATGCATATTGTAAAAGCAGATTGGTCGGACGTAAAGAATTGTTCAGTTATCAAGATCATATGAATCTATCAACAATCGATTCCCTTTTTAAACTTCAAAGAATTACAGAGTCTGAATTTAATGCAGACAAACATAAGTTTTACAGATACTTGGCTGATGCACAAGGTAAAGGTAATACTATCAAAGAACATTGGAAAACTTGTGATAAAAATTCTTATAAACCCTATAATTTAAACTCTATAGAAGAGATGGTCGATCATTATATAAAATATAAAAATGATAATCAGATCTGTGATTATGCGGACATGATACAGGAGTTTATTGATAAAGCTGTTGAGCCAGACATAGATGCACTTATAGTGGATGAGGCACAGGATAGCAACGTGCCACAGAGAGAGGCTTTGGATAAGATGGCAACGAAGGCAAAGGAGTATTATTTTGTTGGCGACGCCGATCAAACCATTTTTGAATTTGCAGGATCAGATGCAGATTATTATCACAGACTTTCAAGAGATGCAGAGCAATTGGATCAGGGACATAGATGTGGGAGAACCATAAATGATCTTTGTAAAAAAATAATAAGACCGATATGGGATCATTATGGTTATGAGAGAATCTGGAAACCAACAGATGTGACTGGTAATCATTATTATCTACCTAGTCTAAATAAGAGGTGTAGTGCCATGACTGCCTTGTTAGAAAAGATAAAACATACCAATGAGACTTTTTTATTTACTTATCGTGGCACGCCATCGGATTCATGGGTCAAAAAATTTTTTAAACAACAGGGCATAGAGTTTGCACATGTAGGGAGCACGGCTCATGTATCAAAGAAAGAGTTACGATGTCATAAACTTTGGCCAGATTTTTGCAAGGGGACACCAATGCCGTTAAAACAGATAAAAGATTTTTGGCAATATATGGGTAGCAAAGTGATAGTTCATGGTAAAGGCGAAGAGAGTTTTGAAGAGTGGGTGGATAGAGAATACACGATAGATTACATGATATATCACAAGTATTTGAAAGACGATGCAGGTAAAGAAAGAGACTTTGCATTGATAAGAAAGAAAACGGATCCTGATAGATTAATCTACATTAGAAAGATTCTAAACAAGGGTTTTGATGATGGAGATGTGAGAGTAAAATATGCAAACATACACACCGTAAAAGGTCTGACGTTTGATAATGTTGTTGTTGATCTGACAGCAACAAGACAAGAGGATTATTTTACACAACTCAGATTAAAATATGTTGCATACAGTCGTGGCAAGTTTGATTGTTGGACTGTGGCATCACAAGGTAAATATACGTTAGGAGTAAGATGACAAACAAAGAAATATTTAAGGGAATGACATATGACTCATTGGAAAAGCAAGTAGGCGGAAAACACTATAAAAATTTTCGCATACAGCCTGCAGAATTTATCAATGAGAATAAACTTTTGTTTGCGGAGGGTAATGCTATAAAGTACATATGCAGACACTCTGTGAAGGGAAAGGAGGAGGATATCAAGAAAGCCATACATTACCTAGAGATGATATTGGAGAGAGATTACGATGTGTAACACGCCAGAGGATCTAAATCTAGAAGGTGTTGATACGGTTGCAATAGATATCGAAACATACGATCCTAATCTTAAAACAAAAGGATCTGGTGCCATACGTAACGATGGTTTTATATGTGGCATAGCAGTTGCAACAAAGAATGATCTTGCATACTTTCCTCTACGCCATTCTGATACGGATATAGATTATCAAAGAATAGATAAGATATGGAAAGTTTTAAACGATAAAATATTTCAAAACGAGAATATCACAAAAGTATTTCACAATGCAATGTATGATGTCTGTTGGATCAGAGCTGTAACTGGCATGATGATCAAAGGTAGGATCGTTGATACCATGATAGCAGCGTCTGTCATTGATGAGAATAGATTCAAATACTCACTAGATGCACTATCAAAAGATTATCTTAATGAGGAGAAATATAAATACGATCTACAACAGAAAACTTTGGAATGGTCTGGTGGTACAGTAAAGGATCCAATGACTAACATGCACAAACTTCCTGCATCGATTGTAAAAGAATACGCAAAGCAGGATGTAAACCTGACTTACAAATTATGGAATCTTTTTGATAAAAAAATAGACGAAGTATTATATACTAAACCAGAGGACAAAGAACAGAAAACTTGCAGAAAAATTTTTGAATTAGAGACAAAATTATTTTTATGTTTGGTTGACATGAAATTCAAAGGGGTTAGGATAGATGTCGCAAAAGCGATCCTGTTTGGAAGACATCTCAAAAAACGTAGGGACCAGATAATAAAAGCAATAGAGAGCATCACAACAGTTAAAGTTGATATCTGGGCTGCAGCATCAATCAAAAAATTATTAGATCATTTACACATAAAAGATTACAAGGTCACTCCTAAATCTAAGATGCCACAACTACCAAAAGATTATCTTAAAACACATAATAATAAATGTCTTCGTATGATTGCAAAGGCAAGAGAATATGACAAAGCGGTCAATACTTTTGTAAACGGTTTATTAGATTATGTGCATGAGGGTAGAATACATGCTGACATAAATCAGATAAGATCAGACACAGGTGGTACTGTCACCGGTAGGTTCAGTATGTCGAACCCCAATCTGCAACAGATACCCTCAAAAGGTTATATTGGAAAGAAAATGAGAGAGTTATTTATACCAGAGGAGGGCTGTAAATGGGGTAGTTTTGACTATTCTCAACAGGAACCACGTATAGTGGTGCACTATGCGATAAAACTGAGCCTAGGAGGCACAGAGAGCCTAAAAGATGAATTCGATAGGGATGATGCCGATTTCCATCAGATCGTCGCTGACATGGCTAATATCTCTAGGAAACAGGCAAAAACGATCAACCTGGGTCTGTTCTATGGCATGGGTAAGATCAAGCTA